GATGCTATTGTTAAATTAAATTCTAACGGTAAGAAAGTAAAATAAGTCAGTACTGCAGCTACGCCTAAATAGAAAACAATAGCTCTAGCTGATCTACTCTCCTCGAAGAATTTTCTTATCATAATCTCTCCTTAATAGATATCTCTGATAGATATCTGAGTTAAGTTAATAAAAACCCCCCGGCATTGCACCGAGGGGTTATTTTAGTACTCCCAATCTCCTGACATACCATCGGAGTTGTATTCTGTTACAACGGTCTCGAAGAAGTTGTCATGAGAAGTGGTTGAAATTAGGGGTTCCAACCACGGTAGGGGGTTTTTCTTTTGTTTATAAACGGGCTTAAATCCTAACTCAATAAGCCTACGATCGGCAATATAACGAATGTAAGTCTTAACTTCATCCGAGGTAAGGCCTTCGATTCCACCCATATTATAAGCGAGATCGATTACTTTATCTTCTAGTGCCACAGCTTCCTTAACCATATCATAAATTGACTTCTTGAATTCGTCATTAACGATACGAGGATGCTCATCACAAAAAGTACGGAACAACTTTGTCATTCCTTCGCAATGTAGTGATTCATCTCTGATAGACCACTGAACAATCTCAGACATACCCCTCATCTTTCCGAATCGGGAGTAATTAATTAACATAACAAAAGCAGAGAATAGACTCATACCTTCATTAATAGCACTTCGGGCTACTGCTTGAGCCAGCCCAGACAGGGTGGTAGTGTCTATATTAGTCATAAACTCTACTTTGTCTGCCATTTGTTTATACTCTAGGAATGCAGAAAACTCTTCTTCCGGTAAACCTAGAGTATCATTAAGTAACGCATATGCTCTCTGGTGTGTAAACTCTCGGTTCGCAAAACTAGTTAGCATAGACCGAATCTCATTGTTCTTAAATCGATAGATATAATGCTCTAGATAATTAGTTCCTACAGCTACATCTGACTGAGTAAACAGTCTTAAGATTTGAGTAATGTGATTCTTTTCCTCCTTTGTTAGAGAAGTTTTCCATTGGTTTACATCATCCTGAAGTTTGGACTCCCATTCACCCCAATGGATCTTTTCATGGGTAACCGCATAATCTACGGCCCATGGATATTTGAATGGTTTATAAGTTAAATTAGTATCTAGTAATCCCATTTATCCCTCACATGCTACGCATTCATCAGCACCGTCTAACAACATATCTAGTTGTTTAAACTCTTCTTCTTTAGGGATAAGATAGTTAATAAGGTCGTCATAACCTCCTACATACTCACCAGCAATATAGATTTGAGGAACAGTAGTGACGTCTCTACCTGTAACTTGAGCTGCTGTCTTCCCTTCTTTCTCTAGTGATACATACTCCCATCCTTCTGGACCAAAGAGTTCATCCATGATTTCTGATGCCTTAACGCACCAAGGGCAATCCTCTTTGCCATAAAGAATATTTCTATCATCACTCTTCAAGGCAACACGCTCTACTTTACTGCCTACTTTATCTGCTGTTCTTCCTGCTGTTGTTCTAAGATAATATAATCCTTTGAGACCTTCAGACCAAGCTTTCATATGAACTTTATTTACGTAAGCTCTATCTGCTCCTGATCTGAAGAACAGGTTAACTGACTGGCCTTGACAAATATATTTCTGTCTATCAGCAGCATGTTGAACAACCCAATCCTGATCAATCTCAAAAGACGTTTTAAACACAAATTTATCGTGTTCATCCATAAAATCTAGATGTTGGACGCTACCGTCATTTTCCATTATAGATGCCCAAATTTCCTCATTATCCATACCATACCCTACAAGACAAGCTTTAAGATATGGATTAATAACCACATCAGGGCCTACTCTAGTTCTGTGGGTATAATAGTTAGATTTGATAGGTTCAATACTTGCTGTAGTATTGCATAAGATAGAGCTATTAGCATTAGGGGCAATAGCAAGTAAATGCATGTTCCTTACAGGATCAAAATTGTCTGCATCGGGACAAGGACCCCTTTCAGTAGCTAATTTCTTTGTAGCAGCTGTGGCTGAGTTCTTAATAGTTTTAAACACTTCCTCATTAATGGACCTAGCTTCTTCACTTTCCCAAGGGATATTCTTTTTCATTAGATAAGCATGAAAGCCCATTGCTCCAATACCAATAGATCTTTCTTGTTCGGCACTAAATACTGCCTTTGACATCTCATCAGGGGCTTCATCTATAAATGCTTGAAGAACGTTATCTAAGAAAATTACTAGGTCTTTTATCATAGAGGTATGTTTCCACTCATCGTATTTCTCGATATTAGTAGATAGCAAACAACATACCGCTGTTCTTTTTTCGCTGGTGGCTAAATGTATCTCATTACATAAATTAGAACCATGAATTCTTAACCCTTTTTTTCTTTGAGATCTAGGCAGATAGTAATTTGCAGTATCAATAAAATTAAGATAAGGAGACCCTGTTCTAAACCTTACTTCAAGAATTCTCTCCCATAATTCTCTAGCATTAACTGTTTCTACTGGTTCTTTCGTTTTACGGCATATAAGATCCCAAGTTTTGTTCTCCTTAACTGCCGACATAAACTTGTTAGTTATGTTAACTGCATTAAATAGATTGAAGCACTTACGATGACTGTCTCCACCTGTTGGAACTTTAAAATTAACAAATTCCAAAATGTCAGGGTGATCGATGTCCAAGTATGCTGCATAACTTCCTTTCCTTGTTTTACCTTGTTTAAAAGCTGTCATCTGAGAATCAGTGACTTTCATAAAGGGAATCACGCCAGGGCTCTTTTCAGATACCCCTCTAACGTTACCCCAATGTCCTCCAACACCTCCTCCTTTAACTGATAGCCACGCTGTCTCTTCGTGATGACCTGTGATATCGGGAATAGTGTCTCCTACATAGGACAAGAAACAACTAATAGGTAGGCCCAAATGCTTCTCACCGGGGAGCGGTGCATTGCTTAGTATGGGAGAGGAAAACATGAACCAACCCTTAGACACGTAATCGTAGATACGTTGGGCTAGTGCAGTGTCTCCTGCAGAATAGGCCAAAGCTGCTCTAGCAAAGGCCTCCTGTGGTGATGTCTCCTGACCTGTAAGGTAGTATGCTTTGATAAGCTTGAGAGACTGTTCCGATAAGCGGTTATCACGAGAGAGGTCAATATTAAGACCGTATGAGTTCAATCCTGTCTCCTTCTCGTTCAACTCTAATTAATTTAAAACCTATGGACCTCGCGTAATCGATAGAACTATCGTCTCGATAGATGGTCTCATAGTACATCTTTTTGATACCCGCCTGAAATAAGGCTACTGTACAAGGGATACAAGGTAGAAGAGTGCAATAAGCAGTTGCACCTTCTCCTGATTGTGTAGACTTCGCTAGTTTTGCTAAAGCATTAAGCTCTGCGTGAATAACACAAGGAAGTGTTACACCACCCTTATCCCTCATTACATTAGAGGCTCCATGCGGGGTTCCATTATAGCCATATGCTAGGATATTAGTATCTCGGGCAATTACACACCCTACTTTTGTTTTCTTATCTTTTGATCTAGCTGCTACTAAATCACATACATTCATAAGAAAACCTACATCTTCATCTTCCTTTCGAATAAGATCACCAATAGTGACATCAATACTGTTAAACATAAGCTCATAGTATGAATCGTCTGAATTAAAGCTCATATCCTGTAGGCCTCTCCATTTGAATAATGTCTTGCATAGTTTTTTTCTTAAGCTCTACTTCCTGCTTAAGGAGTTCTCTAACTTTGCCAATAGTCACACTCTCTTCAAATACGAGGGCTTCGCGAATAGCCTTAAAATCACCGGGAGTTAAGTACTTAAAGTAAGTAGCATCCCTCTCTCTCTCCAACCAAAGCTTTTGTTTCTTCATACGAGGGAAATACATCTTAAAACATTCTTGAATCTGTTCTTCACTAAGGAAATCAAACTTCAGCTTAAGATACAATCGCCGCATGATTGCAGGATCCATAGAATTAATATGGTTAGACGTAGCGATAAAGATTCCTTTATACTCATCAAGTTCATTAAGAAGCTGATTAACAAAGGTTTTCTCATAGTTACGATCAGCCGTAGCTCTACTACCTGCAATAGAATCAATCTCATCAATCAAGAGAATTGACCCAGAATTACTAGCCTCTTCAAAAGCTGCTTGCAATTCTTTTTCACCTTCACCTACATACATGCTCTGAAGATCGGCATAGGTCTTCTTGACCACCTTCAGATTCAACCTTTCCCCAATATACTTAGCCAACAAAGACTTACCGCATCCGGGAGGGCCATAGAAGAGACAAGATACAAGATCAGGTCTTTCATTCAGAGGCCTTGACATAACATCTGCAATTTGTTTAACGAGACCATCTGCAGAACGGTCAATGTTAATAAGGTCTAAATCGTATGTCCTATGATCAATGCTAGTCAGATGATTACTAGTGGTTTTCTTAGGAAGATTAATTGTAATACCACCGATATCAAGCTGATCTGGTGCAATACAACAATCCGCAGCGGCGGAAGAGTTCTTCTCTGTCTCTATAATAAGAGAAGCCATGTGTTGAAGTTCGGATTCAGTAAACTCTACAGGATCTACCCTTAATACTACTCCGGGAATATTAGGACCTGTGAAAGTAGTATCTGCCCACTCTCCTTCAGACCATTCCCTCTCAGAAGCACTAGTTTCTCTCTTAGAGAATCCACTTAGAAGGTTATCGATAAAGTTTACTCTATCATTTTCCTCTTCTACTTTCTGGTTAGATTTGATATAGTGTGCATAAGCACTGAGCTGTGCTGTAAACCATTCTTCAATAGCTTCGTTTCGGGTCATATAACCCGTAGTTCCTGTTTTAGGGTTGTCTACGATGTAAGCAAAAGATCGATTCTTAGATACATTATAACAACCATAACTAATACAGCTTTTATAAGCTGGAACAAAAACCTTAGCAGGTCTTGTAATAAACAAGTCAGTGATCCAAGTCCCATTAAGGAACTTTTCAACTACACTCTTAGCCTCTTCTTTTGGGATCTTAACAAGGTTAGACCCCTTCGCTTCTTCTGCATCTGCTTCTTTCTTTACTGCTAACGCAAAAGTTAACTCATTATAGATCATTACAAGAGACCCATATAAATGAGGGTTGATCTTGGCTACCTCATAGAAATCAATAGACTTCTCCCAATTACTCAGGAGTTCATCCATGATTTCAACAGTGATATCATTCTTCTCTAGAGCTTTGTCTTTGAAGTCTTCAATATTAAACTTCTTTTTATCCTCTACGCCTTGATTATAAGCATCCACCATGAACAAGAAATACTCATGTTCTTCAGGATTATTCATAATAAGGATTCGAGTCATTGTTTCCAATACTTTTCTAAAACCTTCCCTATCTTTAATTATAGGATGGTATTCCATTTTAGACTCCCAATTTAGGTTCGGCAGTAAAGTCAACATCAACATAAGTTAATCTCATAGACTCAGGACTATAAATGGCCCCTCCTGCATCACCTGTTTTACCATTAAATCTGTTCTTCAGTACTCTTACCCTGATTCTATTACGGTCTAACTCGTTAGTAGCAGTCATGTCTCTTGCAAAAGCAATAATCTGAAAGCTAACTTGTTTAACGGAACCAGAACCTTTAATATCATCCATTGAGGGCATCTTACCCTCTTCAAAGGCTTGTCCTCCTGTTGACGTCTTTCTGAGGTGTGAAATCAAACCGATCCAGACATTATGTCGTTTAACCATTTTAAGCAAGTCAGACATAACCTTATCAACAGCACTATTCTGATCACCTTCTGCTTCTGATACAGCAATCGTTAGGTGATCTAATATAATATATTTACAACCTATAACACAAAGGGTTTCAATCTTTTCCATTAAGGTATCATCAGATACAGAACCCTGATGGTCTAAAACTTTAATCTTTTCATCTAAGAAGAGTTTCTCAAAAGCTTTTCGCTTTTCCTCTTCAGATACTTCGTTTTCCTCGAAATCCTTACCTACTTCCATCTGGAGAAGCTTTCTTACATATTCTCCCGGGGATTCCTCAAGAGGTATAACTCCAATATCTTCATCTTCTTTAGCAGTCTTGTGGAACTCTAAGAGGATTTCTCTGGTCATAGTTGACTTGCCTGCTCCTGTTCCAGAGATAAATAGGTCAATCTCTCCGAGTCTAGCTCCTTTCGTTTTATGATTAACACCTTGCATACAAGCGGGGAATGGTAAAGCCTCTTTAGTTTCCTGTTCTATGTATTGACCCCACAGAGGCTCACCTGCTAGAATATTAGCTGGACACCACTTTTTAGCATCCCATACTGCCCTGCATACTTCTTTCCATCCATGTTTAAGAAGTTCTTCATTAGGGTCTTTCTCTTTGATCTTGGCAATCCTTACTTTATCAATACCAATGATCTTACAGACCTCGTTTAAAGCTTTTTCACCAGCAGGGTCATTATCGAGCATTAAGACCACTTCATCATAACCACGAAGCCACTCTCTGTTCTCCATAACAGCTTTCTTGCCTGTTGAACTAGGCATACCTACTACAGGATAGAATTTCTTATAGTGCTCATACATAGCGTAGGCTACAGAGAGAGCATCAATCTCTCCTTCTGTGATTACAATCCTTTTACCTGCTCCTGAGAATAGATTCTGACCAAATAGACCCTCGATCTGCCCTGTGACATGGAAGTCTTTTGGAAGTTCCCTGATTTTATAACCAGTGATATTGGTTTTACCATAGGGGTAATAGTGGGCTAAAATATCACCATTTACTCCATCCTCTCTAGCCTTAACCCCATAGAATTCTGTAACAGGTTTAGGAATATTTCTTTCTTTAAAACCCCTTGAATTCATATTAAGAATATCTTCTAATTTCTCTTTCTTAATAGAGAGCATATATGGGTTTTCTTTCTTCTCAAATTGCAATACACTACCCTCCTCTTTTT